AGGTTTTAGAATTGCACCAGCAATCCATTTTTTACCATCACCTGAAAATGTGCGAATTACAATACCACCGTATTCACCGAAATTACCTTTCATTATTCTCTCCCCATTTGATTGAAACTGGGGTTGGTCCACTAATTAGCTTTCCAACCCCAATCTAGGTTAGCTTACAGTTGAACTGAAGAAGTAACCGCAATCAGCAGCAACGAGTTTCATATCAAAAGCCATCGTATTTTCAATACGCTCAGCTTCGATGTTCTCCATACGGAAACGCTTGGTGCGGATACCTAAGTTATTCAGACCGGTCAGACCGGCCCAACCGAAGATATATCCGGCTGAAGGCTGCATGGTGGAAGCAGTCATAGGTGCATAAGACAGCAAGGCGCACTTAGGAGCAACAAAAGACATGACAGGACTTGTTATGGTTTCATCGCTTGCGGTATAAACAGCTTTCGATACAAGATACTGGTCAACTTCAAAATAGTTGGCCAGCATCACGGTAGTAACCGTACCTTGTCCGCCGTTGTTACCGAAGAACTTGGCTTGAATCAGAGGATGCTTTTTCAGAGCTTCGTGAGTATAAATATCCACAGTCAGCTTGTTGGGCATACGACCAGTATTCAACAGAATCTTGATACGAGCAACTTTAATATCTTCAGCAGGATCAGAAGTAGCTTCATCATCCCACAGGGCAAAGTTCGTACCACCGACAACATCTGTACCCCAAACGCCGGTTTTCAAATAAGTATCAACGAACAGACGCTCACGACGAATCAGCAGATTTTCCATTACGAATGATGCGGCATCACGATAACAATCAATCGAAGCGTCTTGATTAGCAACGGTATCATCATCTACGTCTTTGTGGAAAGACCACTTTTCGCAGAAGTAGGTATCGTTACCCAGTTTGTACCCACTACCAGCAGACTCAGTGCCGGGCGCACGTTTCTTAGCTTCGTCACGGAAGAACATACCTTTTTCGTATGTCCAATACTTGTCAGCCTGTTTTTGAACAGGTACAATAGGAAACACCTTGTCCGCAATGTAATTTGCAGAATCTTGGGTGTAGGCAACGCTCACGTTAGTCAACGCTGCGTCAATATGAACATCAGATACGGTAGGCTGCGGCATTTTTAATCCCTCCTTATCGGGAATTGTGTTGTATTAAGCGAGCGTATTACCTTGAGCAAACCCAACGGTTACAGTAGCGAGTTTACCAGTTACTGCCCCAATAAGAACAGTACCCATACCGACTTTACCGGTTGTTGCAGGAATAGCAGTGCCATCTGCGGCTGCTTCCCATACTTGACCTGCGGTAAGGTTGCCAGTACCAACCATTACTTTTGAAACACCGATACACATAATGTCACAAACATCACCTACAACGGACGGTTTGTTTTGAAGAATACCGAGACAATTTTCACCAGCAGTATTGGTCAAATTTACAGTATTGTCTGCTGTAGCTTCAACGCAATAAAATTGCTTGGTGGAAAGGATTGCTGCGGCTTCCATGAAGCCGAGATTAAATACAGGAATTTCTACTGCCATGACTTATCCCTCCTTACGGGAAATTTATATTACTTACTCTTACGCTCTTTCAGATACAGTTCACGAAGATCGGAATCAGAATCGTACACTTTGGTGAACGCTTGGGCTTCGGTCAAAGCAGGGGTTACTTTACGCAGTTCAACAGCTTTTGCTACAATCTTGTCATAAGCAGTTGCGCCAGCATTGCTAGAATCTTCTTTACCTACTTCACCCAACAGATTACCTTCTTTGATTCGTGCGTGCGCAGTTTTGAACACAGTCAGAATCTTATCGGCCATCGTGGAATCAGTTTTAGCAACGGCTTTCAGCATATCGCCAAGTTCATCAGCTTTGCCAACCAAAGTTACTTCAGCAGCTTTGGAAACATACTCACGTGTCAGGTTATCATCTTCCATCTTTGCGATACGGGCACGATTAGATTCGATTTCCTTAACCACTGCTTCAGGTAGACCTTTGTAGATGTCTTCCCCTTCTTCTTTCTTCATACCTTCTGCTTTGGCTTTTTCCAATTTCATTTCAAGCTCTTTTGCTTTGGCATCGGCTGCCTTTTCAAAATCAACTTTCTCTTGAACAAGATCAGCTTTTTCTTTCTCAAGAGCAGCAATCTTATCCTCCAGTTCTTTCTTCAGCTTTGCATCCATGTTTAAATCTCCTTTCACGATGTCTGTTACTGCGGTTTTAAATTGGTCTATGTTTTGCTGAATCATAGCTGTCTTATCAGCTATCGACGAATCCCTTATAATAGACCCTAAACTTTCTTCAAGAATCCAAACCAAATTCCACATTTGATCTCTAAAATTACGATCTTGAATCAATTCGTTAAATGTTATTGCTTCATCTTCTTTAAACACTTTACTGTTTTCAAACCATTTGCTAAGAAGCTCTATTTTTCCATTGTCATCCTTGTAAATTTTAGGACAAGCGGAGATAGATGATTCTGTGGGATCTTTTTTAACTTTCAAAAGTAATACATGAGCTTCCGGGTTGTCACCTTTACCTACAAACGAAATTTCATCCAACTTTACTGAACGTAATCGTCTTGTCATTTTATATATCCTCCCGAATACCAACGCCGCCTATACTGAACATTGCTAATTCACCACTCTGAACCTTCTGAAGTAGCTCATCGTCGTTGATTCTAAATCCAACAAACCAACCTTCTACACTTTCGTTATCTTTCTTTATATCAATCCCAAGAGCCTTCTGAACGGCTTCAGAAAAGACTAACGACTCAACAAGCTCTGCTCCGCCTTTTACAACGTGACTCTCGCCGCCAACACGACAATCAAGTACAAATTCATGAGCTGTTTTTTCAACTTCAGTTATATCCCAAGTATCGCCAGAATGATCTTCAACAACGGCTGAACCTTTTTTACAAACATAAGCCCAACCGTAAGCGGTTTTGTGTTGTTTATCGACTGAGGACAATTCACCTTTAAAAATTATTTGCGTTGGCTGTGTCATAAAAGTTCCTAACCAAATAAACGTAGTTTATTTTTAAATACGCCCAATCAATTAAAAAGTAAAGAAATATTTTTCAATTGTAATAGTTTTGATTATTAAATTTTACCCAAAATGACAACGCATCTACAGCGATGATAGTCACCCATACCCCACATCGGATACGGTACTGGTCCTGTCGGTGTTATAAACATAGAGTTTACCTTTACTCCACTTGGATTCATACCCGGTATTGCTCTATGAGTCATTCTCACTTTATGGTCACCCATTGTTACCCAAAACTTACGGTAGGTGTCATCTATTGCGCCTATCGCATACGCTTGATTCCATACGGCATTTGTTGCGGCATTTGCGGCAGTCATTGTCGCACCTAAAGCAACTTCTTCAAATCTGCTGACAAGTAAATTATTATAATATCTACTCACCAAATTATCTATGACAGATTGGCTTAGGACAGCATGACCCTTCATGTGGTTATAGAGTAGTAGTTTATCTGACTCTGAAACCAATCTGTCATACGGTGCCGTAAATCCCATCAATTTACGGTTTTCTAATTGTTGGCGATAATTGTTCACACTTTTAATTTGTGATGGTGTTAATCCCATTTGGGTCTTCAACATATTCAATTTAACGCTCTGTGATGCATCAGAACGAATTATATTGCTCAGGGTATACGCAAGTGACTGTCTAATACTCAAAGTCAGTTCTGAAGCAATCTGATTCGTTTTAGAGCTAACTATCTCACTGATATATGCGTCAAGTTTATTAAATGACCATTTTAATTTCACACTTGACGGTAATGATAAATAAGCAATAGCTGCGGCTGCAAGAAACAAATCTGTAAATTCATTTTGAAAAATAAAATGATCTTTACTGATGTTTTTACCAAATAACATACCTTCAAAAATAACAGGATCAATATCGAGAGGTATATTACCGTTTGTCTCACCTTCAAGCAGACTGTCAAAATTTTCTGACTCATAAAAAAGTTTTGAATATTCTGATAATGCACCTAGAAATGATAATCTCAAATACTTGACATATTTATCAACAGTATCTTGAATTGAATCTGTAAATTCACTCATTATGCTTTACCTACAGTACGACCGCCCTTTTGACCTTTTGGTCCCGGCATCTTTTGTTTATCACCACCGGGACCACTACCGTCTTTTGGTCCATTTTCAGAACCTATCGGATAAGTAGCCTCAGACTGTTCTCCCAATTTTTCTTCTTTTGCATTTTTTATCTCATCTTCAAGTTGTGACAAAGGACTAATTGAAGATGTTGATTTTGGTATTTCAAGCAAAGTACGGATTCTTTCATCAACTTGCTCATCAGGTACAAGCGCACCGACACCAATCAACTTGTAGATGTTATCGCAAAAATCCTTAACATTCTCTTTTTCAATATCTGAAGGTTTCAACTTTGGCCAATACTTACGCTCAATACCGTTCAACTTCATTAAGCGAGGAATTGCTTGTTTATTAAATACATCCGCAATACCTCTTAACCATGCTCCCAGTGAAGCTGAAAACATATCAGTTTTATCCGAAGACAAAGCGTATGATCCAACTTTAGTTTGACCTAAGAAAATAAAGTCAGCCAAAACTGTCATGGCAATTGCTTTGCTGTAACGGGTGATGATCGTACTTGTATCGAATTGACGAGTACCTCCGGTTGAAAGAAGATCAAGAGTGTAAAGCTTATTACCGTTGTCATCATATACCAATGGGAAAACAACACCTTCTTGTTCATCCCTACGAATATTTGTAACAAGTTTCTTAATGGCAACAAGAGTTGCTTTCTGTTCATTACTTGCATTAGCAGCAAGAATTTCAGCAGGAACACCGGCAACGGGTAGACCCGCAAGATCACGTTCAATGCCGATTCCCTCAATCTCTTCAATTCTTTTTTTAAAGAGCCACGGTCTGAAGGCATTTCTCAAAATGCTACGACCCATAGGGTTATTCTTGTAACTCTGGGTTTTAAACAGCAACAGTTTTTCAACTGGTATACGTTTTATTCCTCCCAATGGTGGAAGTTGATTCATAGCTATAACGTCACCAAATTCGTTAAACTCCCAAGATTCTAAAGTTTCTTGTGAACGAATTGGTAGTTTTCTCCAACCAATCATGCCGTCGTCATATTCACTATAATAAGAAGGATTATCTGTTTCTAAACCTGTTCTTACTTTATAAACCATTTCATGAGTTGACCAACCGAAAGGTAACATTGATAAGATTTCACTTATCATATCACCCCAAGTATGCTCCATATCTCCCATACAAGTGTCAACAAATTCCGCAATTCTTTCAGACTCAGGAGAATCATCAGTGGCTTCTACAGACCAATCAACATTACGAAGGAGTTTGTCTATAATAAACAGAATAGCTCCTACTGTATCATCATTATCTCGCATTTCTGCAAAGGTTTTGATACCTCTAACACCTGCAAGCTTTCTGAGACTCTCTTCACTTATTTGACCACCGTAAGTTACCAAACCGCTTGAGCCTATTTCAGAAAGATCGGGTGCTTTTATAGTTGTTGGTTTTCTAGCCATGATTTATCTCCTGATTACGATATACAAACAGTAAAGGGTTCTTCAAATTTCTGACCTGCTGCTGTTGTGGCTCTTACTAACAAATTGTAACTATCACCAGCAGTACCAGCTTTCAACTTATATCTAACACCTTTGTCACCTGTATAAACAGTAACATCTGAAATCATTGTAGCTGATACATCTACACCCAAAGAATCATAAATAACAGCACTTGGTACAATTATCGTATCCGTACCCAATATATTTGAAAAGTCACAAATTCTAAATTCTTCATTGTATGATGGTTTTACAAAAAACTGTGGTATTGGCATTTAATTTCTCCTTGTTGATGTACTAATAAAGGTTCTTAATGTTACAATATCATCATTTGATATATCTGATGTTTTGTCCAAACTCAACTTCTCAACAGCGTCAAAAAACGATTTAGAGCTACTTTCATTTTCAAATGATATATCGAGTACAGTTGACTCTAAAACTATGTCTTGAACAACGCTAGATAGCTTTAAAGCGTCTAATTTAACTTCAAACTGTTCTTCTGTAGCGATTGAATCAAAAACTCGTAAAGTAGCATAAGATAACTGACCACCATCAAATTGAAGATCTAACTGAACTTTAAAATAACTTGAAAAATAATCTGCTTTAAAATAATTTTGTCCAAACATCAATCTGCATCCAAAACTACAACAGTTCTGTTTCCTGATGAATCAATTGTTGCTGTTATACGATCTTTGCTATCTGCCAAATCTCTGAATTTTTCTGTACCTGTACCCGCACCAACAACTTTGCCCAATAAGACCGATGCTTTTAATTTTATCAAATCATCATTTGTTAAATTATTTTCAACGATTCTTGTTGCTTGTGCCAAAGCATTTTCACTAGCAGTAGGCACAGACATCAATTTATTATGCTCTTCAGTAGTGAGACTACTTGACGAAGCTGCTGTAAGTGTACGTTCAGCGTTAGCCCACACTGCCGTTGCATTACTATCCGCTGTCGGTGCAGATAACAACTTATCACGCTCATCTGTTGACAGACCACTGCCAGTCACTAGCGAAACAAGCAAATCTGTATCCGCAGTACACTCAATTTGCCCGTTAATAGGTGTGCCTGAGTACACTACAGCATTATTATCTAGGCGACGTAGCGTCAGTTGTGATGTGCTATGTAGCCCAGTAAAGCGTAATAGTACTGCCCCTGCCGTCGCTGCCGGCAAACTTACTGCCTGCACAATAGCCTGCAAAGTACTCTGCGGAGCTGCCAGTGTACCATCCAGGAGACTGCTCCCCACCAACTGGGCTACTGCAACAGCTGGTTGTAAACTTACAGCTGGACTTGCTACACTACCTTGTTGTTGTCCAGCCATAGCTGCTGCACTTACAACTGTCTGTGCGCTGACTGCTGGCTGATCGAACACTCCAAGCGATCCCGCCGTTAAAGTTGCGGCCAGAACAACAGCTTGCAACGACGATGCAGGTTGAACTAGTGAACCCTGCTGAATACCAGTAAGAGTTGCTGCGCTGATAGATGGTTGCAAACTTAAATATGGCTGTGTAACAATCCCTAGTTGGCCGGACGAAATTATAGGTGCCGCAACAACCGGAAGCGTTGATGGCTGTGGCTGGGTGAGAGTACCATTTCTTACACCAGTAAGGGAGCTGGAAGCAGTAACTGAAGGTGTATCTGATACACCTGAAACGGTGACTGTACCGTTGCTTATACCAGAAAGAGAACTGGGAGCCGTAACAGTTGGTTGTGCGCTCGCACTAGGTACAGTTAGTGTGCCGTTTACAGCGCCGCTACCTCCACCGAATACCCAGAAGTATTTAAGACTAGCCCTCATTTACAGAGCCTCGAAGTAAATACTCACTGTTCCAGATGCTGGTGCAGTCCTGAGAATGGGATACACAAGAGCTGCTGCATGTATATCAATTATCTCAGATGCGCTAACATAAAGGGTGCCATCTGTATAAGTGGCGTCACCCACAAAAGAGTAATCCCTTGTCGTACCTATCACTGTTCCTGCTGCGTCATAGAGTGCAAAGAAAACTGTTGCACTTTGTGATGCTACAGAGAACCTGCAACTGAGGGCCAGATGAATAGAGTTTCCAATATCAATCCCTGTGTAGGTTGCCAGTGAAGCGGTTGCATCTACCGCAGATAATGCTGATCTGCGAACTGCGGCCAGAGTTGCTGGCTTTTTGCTGGTTATCGCACTGTAGTAAATCTCCGGCGTACTACTATCGATTGTCCGAGCTTCAATACCACCAGTATATGTAGTGGCACTGGATTCCAGACTTTGTTTTACTTCTGCTCCTGATGCCATAAATCACCTCTGGTTGTTAAATTGTCGTCTATTGATAGGCGCTGGAGAAAACGGCTGATCCTTATCTAAATACAATGTAAGACTGGGTATATAAAGCGAATTGGTATACCATACACCTGATTCTATCTTACAGTGACATCCTGACCACAGTTGCATACTACGAAAGTCAGTATCATCAGTTATTATAGATCCACCCGGCTGCATGGCACTCCAGGTGCCAGTCTCTGACATCAAAGCAAGAGTGTCTCCGGGGCCAACACTGAGCGACATGGGTAAATTTGAGTACTGCGCCACTAACCCAGGATTTGCATATGAAGATTCTGCTACAAAAGCTCTGTTAATATAGGCCCTTATCTTTGAGGTGTGTATGCCGGAAAAAGACAAACCTACACCTCTGATATTCAGCACAGGACTGTTCAACGGAACAGTAATCTGAGCGCCAATACTACGGGTGCTAGTGACTACATAAGCACCGTCATAAGGTATACTTTTTCGTTGAGCCATTCCTGACAACAAACCACTGGTGTATTTAAGCGTAAGCGTTGTGTAATGAGCCAGCGCAACTGTTGTCCAGTTTGTACCGTTAAACTGTCTGCGTATAAAGGGTGCAGATATCGCATTGTACGTCTCTGTAATCACCAAAGACTTTACTTGGCCACGATAGAGTTGAACATAATCCGTTGCAGGTGCGGTAGCTGTATTCTTGCAGACAATCCAATATCTTGCACCGGGTGTCAACGTTGTTGCACTCCAACTAGGCTGTATCTTTTTCTGCGTCTCAGCAGTCCAACCTCCTATTTGCTCAAAACTACACAGAGCCGTACCAGAGGGAATACCCGCACCGTCATCTGCCTGTAATTCAAAAGTTATTTTTCTGTTTGCATCGGTGCCGTAAACCGCTCCTATGTTGGTCCAGAAATAACTTAGGTGCAAATCATCAGCTATAAAACTGTAGCCGAGCATTAACGTCGCAGGGGCAGCGTTTAGATTTTCAGCTACAAAAGTTCCTGTCAATGAGAGTGATAATGGAGTACCAGTAAACATACCCTACACCTGCAGCGCTGCTAACGCTGCCTGAGCCGTTTGAAGAGCTTCCAAATTAGCCTCGGATGGATCTGCGTCATAAGCAATCTG